CCCAACTGTGTCAGTTGCACTAAGAGGAGACGTATTATTGAATCCCAAACCAGTATAGTAGACACCGAATGTATCAGCATCGGTATTGGCAAAGTTCCAACCATTGCCCACAACATTATGAGCGATTGTCCCTACTGCTGTAGACGTGGGGTCAGCACACACACCAAAAGCCCAATTGAAATATCGAAGTGCTGCTGCTGTACTGCCCTTCATTTCAAATGATACGGTCATAATGAAAACATCTGTTCCAAGTACTGGTGTTCCATCATCATAGTATGCTGGTTTGTACCATCGAGGGGCTACACTCACAAAACCAGACCCATTGATCTGAAGTTGATCATTTGCCACACCAAGAGCATTGAGAGAGATTGTGGTTCCAGTGGGGTCACTCGATACATTCTGAATGAGATTGGTCGAATCCAACAAGGTCCATGTACCATCATCCAATACTAACGGTTGGTAATAACTGATAGTGCTGTCATTTGTATAGATGTTTTTAGGAAAGGCATTGATGGGCATAATGACCTCCTATTCTGACCAATTTATTTGTGCTAAGTCAATAGTCACTGTACCAGCATCCACCTTGTAAAACGCATAGACGTTATCTGAGTTGGTCAATGCCTCCCAGAATGGGTAATCGTCAAATAGAATCTGCGCACAACCTGTGGTGGCTGTAGTTAGCCCCAAGTCAAAAGCAACTTCAGTATCACCTAGGATGGTGTAGTCGCCATCTGCATCACAACACAGTCGGAAGGTGACCTTTGATGCACCACCAGCAATAGACTTGGCACGAATAATCATAGATCGTAGGAACCCTCTAAATGGATTCGACTTGTCTATTGATGAAGGAACCTTCAAATCAAATAAATGAAACTTGGTCACATCATACGATGTTCCAACACTTGCAATGTCATCACCGTTTACAACTGAATGTAAAAATCTACCTGTTTTTGCCATCTTCTACTCCTTCTTCCGATGGTTGTTGTCGTTCTATGTCCTTGAGTATATCACCTGTGGACAGGTCTTTCTCAATGTTTTGTTTCTTTCTGAGTTCAGAACGGATGCGCTTGAGGTTCATTATCTGTTGGTCCACAATACGTTTCTGTCTCATAGGGGTAAGTAGACCAGTTGCTGCCAACACACGTTCGGTTGGTGTCAATACCTCATAGGTAGTACCTTCCGGCATCAACAATCTAGCATAGTCATTGATGGCAGTAGTCATACCCAGGATGCCTAACGCATCACGGAACGCACCATACTTTTTCTGTTGCTCCCCATCCAATGGATACACATATCCATTCACATTCCCTACAGCTGTGTGCCCCACAAACTTCGCCTCTACTGTGGTTCCTAAAAGTAGTGACAAGGCATCGGCAACTTCCTGTGGACTATCATAGTATGATGTAAAACTATTGACTGTCTCTGTGTCTACTGTACGTGACTTGTACTTCTCGTCTTTTGGTGCCAGAAAGTACTTTAATCCGGGTCTCAGCAACTGTTTCAACTTTTCTTCACCAACAGTAAGAGCACCTTTACCAGCAATGTCAGTAGTGAACATGATGGCATCCAAAGCCGGTATGGAAGGAGAGGTGATCAAAAAGGTTTGACGATTGTAATTCTCTTGCCTTTCAAATACAATACGAGTTTGGGTATACTCTGGCATGTACATTTCGTATGGCAAACGCAGACCACCATTCATTTCTTGGAATAGTGCATTGGTATCACGTCTTAACGTCAGAATCCGAGCGAATCGTTTTGCCTGTTTTGGGTCAAGTAATGCTCGTACCATTGACACAATGTTTTGACGTTGGAAGTTATAGAACACGAATACAGCAGTGGCATTTCGTCTTTCCCATGCTGATAGGTCGTTGTAATCAAACAATGAACGTCTAGCCAAACCAGTAGCCTCCTCTACACTACTGCCCTCTTTGATGGCATCCATGAACACTGAGGATCGCCATGCCATATCAGCCTGTACCCCAAGTCTGTTTACATTGTTTGCTAGGTCTAGCATTTGATTGGCAAACTTTTCTGCACCACCCTTGAACCCCACGTTTGGTTTCTCAAAACTTTTGAGGTATCGCATCATTGAACCATCATTCAGTGCCTGTTGAATATAGTTGTACTCAGACTTTACACCGGTTTTCTCAATCAGTTCATATATCTGTCGATTGGTAAACGTCATGCCATCTGGACTACGTACAGCAACAGCATCAGCATTACGAGCACCAACACGACCACCATCCATTACCACCTTCATACCCTGTACAGGATTGGTGAATCTTCCTAATGTTTGGTAAATAATCAAAGGCGCAGTCATAAAGTTCATACCGTGAAAACGACTACGTATACCTAAGATGGAGAAGTAGAATATACTGGTGGACATATTCATCATTTTCTTGACACCATCTACCAAAGTGGGGTCTGACTTGATTATCTCTTTGATGTTCTCTTGTACCTTTGTAATACCTTGTTGGACATACTTGTTTCGAATGTCCTCATATTGATCACCGAGTATCATTTTGGCGAAGTTGCCATTGTCAGCACCAAACATCTTTGTCAGTTGACTATTGATTTCATCCAAGTTTGCCATTGGGTCTATCTTCAACCCATTGTTCTTCATAAACACTTCGGCATAATCAATCGCTGCACGTGCTGTTTTGTCAATGGCAGTAGGAGACATTGACATACCATCTAGGTCCTTAGCGATGTCAGCAAACTGTTTGTTGGCAAAGTCATAGTTGGACGTGTACCATTCCAAAGCTTCTCGAACATCCTTGCCAGCCATGTTTTGATCAAAGTTCTCAAGCGAACCTTCAATCAACTCGTCTATCTCTTGTCGAAGTGCGGCTTTCTCTGCCTTTGCTTTGGTCTTTATATCTTCAATGGCACTTTCAATAGCCTGTTTCTTCTCGTCTTGGAACTGTTTTCTACGTTTGAGATATGCATCACTTGAATCTTTGCGCATCCGTTTTAATGCAGCATCACGTCCAGCACGTATCTTTGCAGCAGCAGCACTACGATACCCAGCCTTGTCAATGGCATCTTTGGCACGTTTGCGTATCTGCTCATTCAGTTGTTTCTCGGCTATTTGTTGTCTACGTTGTAGTTCCTTGATGGCTTCGTCATACCTATCTTGTGCAGCCTTCCTAGCATCTTTATACTCTTGGACTACTCTAGTATTTATCTCCTCGACAACCTGTTTGTAATCCTCCACAAAGGAAGTACGTACAGACTTCAGTTCCTTTTGGAAGTCTTTACGAATAGACTTATGCAAGTCCATTACATCAATGTCCTCGTACACATCATCGAGCAAACGTAGATTGCGCTCAAAGAAGGCATCCTGTACAGTCCGTTCTACTGTAGCCAACATATCTGCGTATGGTTTGTCATTTCTCCATACAATAGGTGCAGTGTTGCGTACTGTCGATTCCCACATCTTTTGGTCAATGTCTACACCATCCAAGATGTTTTGGACGTTCAGTTGTGTCAGTTCTTTGTCCACTACGTCTGTCAAGTACCGATGGTTGATACGTTTACCTTCAGCATGGAAGTACGCACCCAAGGTCAGTTCTTCCATAATAGATTCAAGTTCCACATTGGAGACTGTACGCAACTTGTGGTATTGCTTGTCCGGTGTAACTAAGCGAACCCGAATCATTTCTCCAGTTTCTGGGTCTATCAGTTCTTTATATGGGTCGAATTCTAACAGTCGGTCCAAGTCATCCACATAGGCTTGGAACTCTTGCCACATCACACGTGGGTTAGAGATAGCCTTGGATGCTAGTTCTGATAGTTCTTCTTTTATTAGTGCTGTTGCTTGTGGTGTAAAGATTTTAGCATTGAGTATCTGACTAATACCATTGATGTCATCCACTGCACCATTGGTTACCAACTTCTCTTTGCTCTCATAGAAGCATCGGTCCAACATCCAGGACAACGTATCCTCTAACTCTTGTTGTTGTACTACCTTGCCAGCACCAAGTTGCTTTTGCCCTACAATCATAGCCCCAAGTGCCTCTGACTTAGTCAGTTTTACTTCGGGGTCGTTCACATACTTAGCACGAACACCAACACTATCACCTGTGAGTTCTTTGAAGTCACGATTGAACTGTGTATCCAACACACCAATCTCTTTCTGTACTTCCTCAATCATACGTGCTTGCTCAAACGTATTGACCTTGCCACTTAGTGGCTCTTGTGTTTTCTTGAGTACTTTGCGCCCAATCGCCTTTTGACTAAGGAAGTCTACACCCTCACCCAACTTATCAATAGCTTGTCCAAACAAGCCATCCCGAAAGTCTAAACGTGCTTGTGAACCTTGTGGCTCTAGTAGTTTCTTTTGTTGGCTTAGTGGTAGTGCGTTGATCTCGTCTGTGGTAAAGATGTCTCTGCGCCCCAGTGCCACATCGTCACGGTTCTTCATCACCAGTTGGTTGAGGTCCGATTCGAACAAGCGATTGTTGTCTACTTGCTCTCGTAGGAACTGCTTGTAGGTATTGGTCCCATCGAGTTCATCTATGTTCTCGTACAACAGTCGTTTACTATCTGGCTCTAATCCACTAAGGTCATACGACAGTTCTACACGTCCTTGTTTGGCAATGGCATCATCACCATACAGTTTATATGATGCGAACTCTGCTGGCTTTACTTGACGACTAGCCGGAAGGCTACGTACCTCTTGGATGCTCTTGGCTAGTTTGGTTCGACTTGCAGTTGCCAACAGGTCTGTACGTGCTTGTTTCGTACCAAACGTATTTCGTGTGATGGCTACAATGTCATCCAAACCGGCTATCTTTGGCGACACCTCAAAGAATATACCACGACCATAGACTGTGGAGAGGACACGTTGTGTATTCTTTATCTTTGCCAACTCGTCTGGAAGGTCTGGCATTTTTGAGGCTTGCTTGTGGATGCGTTCTAGTTTATTGAAGTTGACTTTTGTTTTCTTGGCACGTGCTGTCTCAATCGCAGCATCCAAACCTCGTACCTTGGCATCATCTAGTATGTCCGACATTTCAATGTATTCATCATACATCTGGGATGCCTTCTCATTCTTTCGTATATTGGCTGTGAATATATCGTCAGCCTGTTTGGTAGTTCCAGTCTCATAGAAGGCTTTGGCATACAAGGTATCGTCTAGTCCACCGGCTTTCAGTAGGTCATTGTCCGGTGTGCTTTGTTTAGCAAGGTTCCGTGCCTCAAGATTCTTTGCCATGTCATCAGACATGTACAAGCGCACGTCACCCATCGTCAAGGTATCTAGGTTCTTCTTTGTTTTGGGGCTTACCAAATCCTTTGTCAGTCCAACAAAGTTGAAGTCGTCTACAATCTCCTTTGTAAACGTATTATCAAACTGCTGTAGTGCTTTCTTGGCTGCATACCAACTGTCGGCATTGTGTACTGCCTTTTGTGCATTGTACATTGAGACTGCGTTCTTAGTTCCTTTGAGAGCACCAGCACCTATCGCCATATCTGGAGAGAGAAAGTCATTGGTCACACCACCCACTTGCATGATTAACTTGGCTGCACCATCAATCCCCAAACCGTTGGCAACATCTGTATTGAAGTCAAGGTGTCCACGATTTCTAGCTACAGCATCTACCATTTCTCCAAGTAAACTGTCTGGCGCAAACTCAGTCTCACCTATTGTCATGGTTCCAGTGTATAGTGGAGCTTGCTTTTCTCGCTCTTTAAGACGTTGTCGGGCACCCATATCCGTATCAAAGTATGATTCACCTTCTGGAAGGTCACCTGTCAAACCAAGATATGATCCAGCCTCAAATGCCAGTCCCATTGCCTTGCCAACTTCTGCTTCTAGAGCACGTTGACTGGCAGCAGCAAAGGCATTGAGAGGAGAAAAGGCTAGACGTGTGTAGTATCCAAAGTCCGATTCTGCTGTACCACCAAACCCTGTTTTGCTCTCAAAAAAACCTTCCTCTTTGAACTTGTCGATATTGGCTAGTATGCGCTCTTTTTGTTCGGGGTCTTGGAACCATTGACCGGCACCCAGTTTATCTATTGCCTCCACCTTTGCCATGCGCTTTGCATGGTGTGGCTTGACACCATAATCTGGATTGTTTATTTTCAATGGGGTAAAACCAAAGTAAGTGTCGTTGTACTGCTCTCGAATAGAATCGTCAATCTCTGGTGAATAAACAATCGCAGCAGTAGGACTAGATACAATATGGTCCAATACTGGTTCAGTAATTGTTTGTTTACGTCCATCAATGTCCACGTAGTACATACGTGGGGCAGTGCGTAACTTCTCCGTGTAGTTCTTCTCGATGTACCTATCCACCTTCAACTTGTTCATTTCCTTGAGGTATTGAAGTTGTGCTGGTGTATAGTCTGGGATACTACCGGGCTTTATCTGTTGACTGAAGGCATTGACCAATGGTGTCGCTGTCAATGCTTGCATACTGGGGTCTACACTTTCTTCTGACAAGATAGGTACATTACCTGTCAACAAGTCTGAAAACTCTTGCATAGCCTGTTCTAAGGTCTCTACTTCAGTCTTACCGGTCTTGTCTTTCTTATTCTGTATGTCTACTTGGTTGTACAATCTTTGGAAGGCTTGTACTTGTAGAGGAACCTCGTTGGCATCCATACCACTATCCACAAGCAGTTGTGGCAACTGTTTGTTGATGTAACCAAATATGTCTGCTCTAGTAGGTTGTACCAACTGTCCAGATGTGGTTTGTTGACGTTGTGTGGCTGTTGTCGCTGGTATTGGTGCAGTGCCTGTCACATCGGTTTCTAGTGGTGGTGCTGTTGGTCTAGCACGTTCACCATAACTACCAAACTGTGGCAACTGTCCTTGTCCTAGAATACGATATATTTCCTCTTGTTTGCGTTGTAGTTCTTCCTCAGAACGTCCCAACTGCCCACCGGTAACACCACTTTGCGCCAACGTATCTGCCAACTGTAAGGCAACCTCTCTTGGCAACTGTGCTAGTTCTTCTTCACTCGGTGGGTCTACAATACCAAACTTGATCAAATCATCGTATAAAGACATGTCTGCTTACCTATGCGTTGTAATCATCGAGAACTGCAATGTACTGTAACTCTAAGAGTTCCAATGCCTTCTTACGTTGTGGATTGGCAAGTTTAGTTGCAATCTCTTTTTGGGCACTCTTGTACAACTTGTCTATTTCTTCCATCTTCATATCCGATGATACAGGAAATAGCGATGTGACCAAACGTGCGTTTTGCTCAGACAAACCACGAACTGCACCAGCCAATGCCATGTAGTTCTTCGGGTCCTTATCCATAATGCGCTCTACTTTGCGTTGCTTTCTAAACTGCGATGGGTCCATAACCTTTTGCAACTGTTGTAGAATCTTTGCCTTTTCCCTTTGGTATTCTGGATTCGATGGCCCCAACCGTTGGCTAGCCTCCATAATCATTTGCAAGGCTCGCTGTTGCTTTTGTTGTGGGGTGCCAAACTGTACATCCGAGAAAGACTGTTGGTAGTCTACTCTTTGTGGTGTTGTTTCACCAAACGCACCTAGCATATCCTCTACTAACATCTGCCCTTGTGGTGGTGTTAGTGGTGGTGCTGGTGAAGGTGTGGGTTTCTCTTGACTATCAAAGTATTTGTTTAATCCATCAATAAGACTTTGGGTTTGGTCAACAGGATACGATTCACGTAATGCATCTCCAGTCGATGTTGGTGCTGCTGTTGGTTGTTCTTCTGGCAAAGGCTCTCGTAGAAAAGTATTGATGTTTTCTATTTCTTCCGGTGTTGCTCGATCTTCCAAGTAAGGCGCAACGTCTACATTATCAGCGACTTTTATTTGCTGTGTTGGCTGTTCTACTGTTGTAGAAGTAGGGGCAACATTCTGTACAGGCTGTTCGGGCATCGGTTGCTCTACTGTTGGTTCTTGCACACCTAGAAAGTCCATTTCTGCACGTCTACTTGGAGCAAACCGTTCTCGAAGTGGGATACGTTCACGTGGCTGTCTTGGTTCACGTGGCTGTCGTTCAACCCCCAACCCATAGTCCTCACGTGCGATGTCACGCATACGTTCTGTCGTATCAAACTGTGGTCGCTCCTCAAACTCTAAGGCATCCATTTCGGCTTGCAGTTCACGCATCCGTTGTTGTCTACGTTCAATCTCCGGTTGTAATGATACAGGCTCTAACTCTGGTACAGGCTGTGTTCCTTCATAGACTGTTCTTGATACGGATGTACCACCACCACCACCAGCACCACCACCACCAGCACTTGTGCGCTCAGTTTTCTTGGCACGTTTGCGCAACTCGGCATCGAGGTCACTAGAAAGTGTATTTTCAAACTTGGTTAACTCTGCTCGTTGATTGGCAATCAATTGGTTTTCATCACTAATCTTTTTGTCAACCAAAGCCATAGCCTCTGCGTATGTTTGTAAGTCAGCCAACTCACTTTCGGTTAATACACTAGGTGCATATTTCTGCAGTGTTTCGCCTTTGTCTCTTGCTTGTTTTAATGCAGCACGTTCTCTTCGTAGGTCACTGACATTAGCACGCCCACGACTAATTACATTTGTGTAGTCACTAATCACTTCTTGTCTGGTTGGAATAGAGAGAGTAGTACTTGTTCTGTCACCACCACCACCACCACCACTACTACCACTACGAATGGTTTTGCGTTGTCCTTTTACAAGTGGAGAGGCAGCCTCTAATCGTTGTTGTTGACGTTCTCTTGCCTCATTCAAAGTCAGTTCTTTTAAGCGCAAGTCATTGATGCTTTGTCGCTCTGAATCAATCTGCTTAGATAGGTTTTGTCGCAACTGCTCTTGTCTACGTTGTCGGTCTTGGAACGATAGTTGCTCTTGCTCAATCTGACGTAGTGCCTCTTTCTGTGCCTCTTGAATCAACATGTACTTCTGTTGCGTTACAAGGTCTGCCCAAGACTGTCCATTGCTTGCTTTACGTGGGTCACGTCCACTACCAGTGATGACATATACACCACGTCCACCTACTTGTTGAATAGCCATGTTATTGTCCTCCGAGGTATTGTTGAACTTGCTTTTGACCTTGTTCTATTTGTTGCAATAAAAATAAAGCATCTTGCGACAATTGAGGAGAGGATGGAGAAATACCAAGCATTGCCATTTCATTATCGTTTAAACCTAAGTTTTTTATTTGTTGCATAGTCATCATCGGATTGTTTGGAAACAAACCATCAACACCACCCATAGGAGGTTGATTCGAGATAGCCTGTTGTGCAGCATTTCTACCTACTTCCTCAGCAGCAGCAATCGCACTTGCATTTTGTATTTGGTTTTGTCCCATACCTTTTAACAATCTATCCATTCCCATTTGCCCAACAGCAGTTTCAGCACCCACTTGGAATGGAGCAGTCAAACCTTCTGCTCTCGCACGTCTGTATTGTGCTTGTGCAGCCTCAAGGTCTTTTATCTCTTGCTCTTGTTGTGCTTGACGAGACAAGTCCATGCCTAGTATTTGCGATGCCAAATCAGCCTCTAGACGTTGCCTTCCTTCATCAGCCATCTGTTGACCTAGCAATGCCATTTGTGGCTGTGCAGTAGGCTGTGTAAGCCTTGCACGTTCAGCATCGGCATATTGTTGTGCCTGTCTACGAGCACCACGCATCTGTCCTTCGATGGCATCACGTTCGGCTTTGGTCAATCCCAACGCACCCATCTCCTGTTTGCGCTGCATTTCTTGTAGACGTTTCTTTTGGTCACGTTCGTACTTGCTTGGAATAATGTCTGGCAAAGCACCAATGGCACTACCACCAGCAGCAATCAATGACATGGTTAATGGGTCCATAGTTCACCTACACATGAAAGGTTTCTACCGTGAAGGTCTGGCAGTTGATGTTGCCCTTCTCCACTCTTGAGTTTACTGCGACAGAAAACTTATATCTGCCTGCGTTTAATGTTAGCATACGAGTAATCATTATGCTGCGATGACCAGCAGCATTGCCACCATCACTTGGCACAATAGTTTGCCCAACCGGTGTTGAACCAGTTTGTGTCTCAAATACATAGTTTCTTGTACCATCAAACTGTGTGATCAAACCAAGTCTTTCGTATTGTAGTTTGAAGTCACTCTCAAACAATACACCACCTGGGCTATAGGTAACACTACTGTTTGGTGAACCAAAGGCTTTAAGGTAAATCGTAATCATTACCTTTGTGTTGGCTGTTGGTATGACAACCTCACAACCAGTATTGGCTAAGGTTTGGTAGTCCTTGACCGTCTGACTGATCTGATTGTCGCTCTTAGTGGTTGAGGTGAACCAACTATATTCTTGTGGTAATCGTATCTTTGATACACCTTGTAGAGTTTTGCTAACAAAATCAGCAGTTTGTACAGAAGTAATAAGGCGAGGGGTACTAATACTCTCTCCAACAATGGTATCAGTATCCACGTCCGTATCAGTGACTTCTTGGTTGACATATTCTTTTAGTGCCTGTTCATTGGAGGAATGATTGTCAGCAGACAACACTGTGGTGTCCACATACGTATATGGCTTAGTATATCCCATCAGTTCTCCACCACAATCGCTTGGATATGATTGTGTTGTATATTTAACGTATTGCCACTGTCACCAACACATGCCTGTAACTCAATCGAATCAATAACATTTCCAGCAGCAAGTGTATACAATCCAGTGAAGGCAAAGGACCTCCATTGTATCCATGCTGTGTAGTATTGTGTTGTTGTAGTTATTGCTGCTTTCTTTGTAAAACTGTACGTACAGTTTGCTATGTCAACAGTGGAGCCACTGCTATTTAATGACATCAACAAACGGAAGGCATAGGTGTTTTTGTTTATCTGCCCCAATGTACCATTGCCATCGTTTACACCAGGTGCCATTGATAGTTCACCAACAAGACCACTAGCATGTACACGCACAACCACATCAGAATGAGAACTGTAGTTGGGTAGGACCTTACTAGGGTTACTTCCAGTGTTGTCGATGGTTGTAAAGGTTGTGCTCGTTGTGGTCCAGTTTGTCGTACCATCGTAATCAAAGTTGTAAAGGTGCGTAATGCTATTCGATGGACTGAAGTGTTTACGATTCGCCCATTCAGTATCTAAGTTGATACTCTCTACATTATCAGCAGCAACACTATCATAAACAGCATTGAGTTGTGATGCGCTTGGAATCTCACCACCACGAAAGTATTGATTACCAATCTTGCCCATGTCTACCTCTTTGTATTACAGCACCATATTGATGCACCATATATTTCCATTCTCGATATTGGGTCTGTGGATACACCAAGGTCTTGCTCTGGACTGGTATTGATTGTTTGCCATCGAAGTTCTAATCGAACAGGTTGGGTACCCACAAAAAGTTTGAATGGCACAGACAAGTTTTCCAATCGTGGATATACACGTCCAGTTTCTGCAATTAGTATATCGTTACAGAACAAACCCCAACGTGACCACCAATCGTTGCTCCAAACAGTATCTATTCCACCACTGTCTGCAATCATGTCAGTGCCATGTCGAAAGTCAATGTCAAAGCATCCATGCAAAGTACCACTCTCGGCATCGAACTCTAACACCAAATCATTAAAGGTGCTGTCGATGTCGCATAGGTTGTTCCAACCACTAGACCAATCACTGTTCTGCAAGTCGAATGTATATAGTGGAAGGTGTACGTTGATACCACCTTCATACGTGTTCCAACGTCTAACGAAGTGGTAGTCCTGTGTTTGTCCTACATGTTTGAAGGCATATACGTTTAAGGTGCTTTGTGATGTTAGTGTTGGTGGTGCTAGTTTGAACTTATCTATTGTTTCTACTGGAAAGTTCTGCCCATCCAATCGACCATTGTACTCACCAACTACTGTACGTGTGTTGTCGTTGATGTTCTCTGGCTTTACTTGGTCGTAGTTCTTTTGCCCTACTTGTGTAAATACTTTCATCGTGACACCCTTGTAGACTGGTTGAGAGATGGTAGTGCCACAGCATCCGACAACAGGTTGAAGGACAGTAGATGCCATTGTTGCTCGTCTGTGGTCTTAATGCCAAACTTGAACTGATCACACAACTGAGTATTCACATCGTATCGCAAGGTGATCAACCTACCTTCTGCAATACGACTACTGTTCACTGTGAATGGCACCTTGGTAATAGACCTATCTGATGGTCCAAATACAGCATCTTCATTCAGTGTAAATACGGTTTCACTCTTGGCTTGCTTTTGTGTGGAGGTTGTTTTCTCGGTGTACGAGTAGTCCACACCATAGTAGAAGTCAAACCCATTGTCACCATAGGATATGATCTGCATTTCCACACTGTAGTATCGAATCTTTACACTGTTGTCTTGGTATCCGTACCATGCACTTTCCCACTTGTGACCACCATGTGGTGTATCAGTAACCGTAAATGTCGCTGTTTCACCATCATAGGAAGTAATCGTAGCCGATTGACCCCAGGTATTGGATGCGCTCATAACCTGTAATGGACCAAACTTTCCAGTTGTGCTATCTTCGGCAATTGTCCAGTTTGGGTCTGTTCCCAATAGGAAGTACCCATTGATCGTAGTGGTCATTGCGCTCCAATAAGCATTCTCTGGTGTGCTCTCGTCCGTTCTGAATGACCACATAGGTGTCTGTGGCTCCAAGTGCAGAACAATCCCTGTATCCGGTGTGGTGGCATCTGCGCTAGGGAAGTGCATCCATACTTCTTTCTCCCGAAAACTGTAGGCTGCAATACTCTTGTGTATCATAGGTCGATTCATAATACGCAACATCTTGTCGATAGGCTTGCTAATCTTCTGGAGACTGATGGAGGCCCCACCATTCAAACCACCTGTCAGCATCCACACACCTTGTTCATTTAAGAATACGACACCCAACTGTGGAATCACCACTACGGTATTGGAGGCTGTTGTACCAAGTGTGTTGGTGATTGTACTGATGTTGTATACACCAGCATCGAAGGACACAATATTGATGGCATCCTCTCTGAATACTATCAGATTGTTGTAGAAGGCAACAAGTTGTGTAATGTCACCACCAGTCTGGTTGCCCAAGTCAAAGTAGTTCAAGGCACCAAACTGCTCGAATATGCCACCATCTGAATAGATAATACGTGCGCCTTCTGCCAACCACAGTCTGTTGTCCCAAACCTCACCAAATCGCCAACTGGTACTGATAGGGCTACTCTTGGTAAACGATGGTGCCTCATCTACTAAGAACTTGTCCGGCATGGCATCAATGTAGAATCGACTACTGTTCTCGTTAATCTGGGTCACAAAGTAATACAGTTCACCATTGTTGTTGATCTCTTTGGTACGGTAAATACGTCTAGCAACCACACCCTCTTGTCCAAGAGGCAAGTCAAGTGCCACACCGTATCTGTAATCTGGACTGGGGTTAGCCAACGACCACGATACACTTTGTGTGCCACTCAATGGAGATTCAGCACCTAAGTCTGTAATCATCGTCATTTTGTAGTTGTATGTATACTGTTGGTTTTCTTCTATGTCGCCTAGTCCATACTGAGAGTTCTTACCGAACCAAACAGCAGCACCACCACTAAGAACATTACCACGTTCGTATTCTGTATCCACATCAAGGGGATTACAACTCGGTGTCTGAAGTACAAAACCAAAGTCTCTCCATACCCTGTCGCCACTAAATAACAAGGCTCTGTCACGTCCGTTGATGATAAGTAGATGTTGTCCTAGATTGATATACTGACTAGCAACATCGCCCAACTTGGGAATGTACCGATCACTATCAACAACAACAATGTCGTTTTCATAAAAGGACCCTGTGTACGTACTGCCCTGTCCTTTATTGCCGAGAACATAATACAACCTCCCACCTTGCTCGATGAAGGTGTAAATGTCTTTGGTGCCCTGTCGTTTCCATTGGAATACAGAATCCACCTTGTCCTTGAAGTACCGTTGGGCTATTGCGTTATCCACAGTAAATGTAGAAGGCATGTGCCACCACGATTCAAAACCCACATTTGCCTTCCATCCATCCTCTGCCACATATCGGCAGTTGTTGATGATGTTGGCATCGCCAAACGTAGGCAACAATACTTGATTGACACCCCTACATGGTACAAACTGTTTGAACCGTTGTGGTTTCATGGAAGTCTCCGAAGTGATGAACCATCATACGTTGGTCTACCCATTGACATGTGGAATCGACCACGTACTACTTGTTGATCAATCTTGTCTACATATCGCTTGGCAAGTCCATTGACTTCCTTCATGTATTTCTTTTCATATGTTGCAGCCAAACCTTGTTGACCCAACTTCAAGTAGATGTCCTCAAGTGCTTTGTACACAATCAGTTGATGGAACTCATATGGCATCTGTGGTACATCAGTAGCCAATACTAGGTCCCGTGGCTTAAACATGTATCGCATTACCATTTCACGTACGTAGTCGTGGTAAACAGTAATGGTACCTGGAGGACTCTGTACTTGGTCTACCTCATAGTCCCAACCGATTGGACGTGGGTATGGTCGTATCTGCTGGTGTTGTCCATCAATCTCGATGTATCGTTGCGAACCGTTGTCTAGTTGATTGGTGTAAGAGATAAGCGCAACACTTAGAGTATCCTCTACGACCATTGGTTCAAGGTATGTAGAGTCATTTCTAATTAAACCACCATTGGTTACATACAACCAGCATGGAAGTCCTTTGCGTTCACCAGTAGCACGGTCAAAGTTTTTGTTCCAGAATACGACTTTACGGTAGCCTTCCCATTGTGTAGGTTGTTGGTCTTTGTTGCTATAAGAATCGGCAAAAATATTGTCGTCATCATAAGACTTGAAAGTAATCAGAATACCTGTATTGTCCTCTTGTATTTCATACACCTGTGGCTCAGCCAATGCGCCTACCTTACCATCCTTCACAAAAGCCCAAGTAATCTCATAAAAGTTCCCGGTTTGGAAGTTTGATCCGACTAGATTGGATTGACCTAGTGTCAGTTGCTCTGCCGGTTTGATGTTCTGTACTGGTGTTGTGATGTACCCTTCTGCATAGGACTGTGTGTAGTCTACACGAAGGTCTAAATCTTCTTCTCGTCTAGGGAGAATCGCTGTCGACTTGCCATAGGGATTCTGACTACCAGTTACACTTACATAGGGGTAGTCTCGATGCCCCAAATACAACAGTTCCAAACAATCTATCGGCAAGTCATAGAACCGTTTCTTTATTTTCCAGTTGCTATTTTCTGTAGAGGTATCGCCCTCAAACGGTCTGTCTAACAGTATTACTTGACCGGCTAACACTTTACTGATGGTGTATTCCATCGTGTCAATCTCAATGGGTTGACCTTCCCAAATATCGGGATCATGCAAACGGTCAATGGCTGCAACAAAAGCAACTTGTCTTTCACCCTTGTTGATGGAGGCAGTAACTGTACCACCAGCATTGTTCTCTGTATCGGTGCCTGGCAAGATGTCTGTGTGCAAACGCATGGTGCCAAGTTTGGTAGTGAAGTTCCACCGTTTCATAGTCCACAGGCTGTAATAGGCATCGTTGATCAGTTCATCCAATTGGTCATTGAACTGCGACAACTCTGGAGAGTAGTCTGTGATATTCTTAATCTTTTCTCGCAATGCTTTTAAGTTAGCCATAGGTCACCATATGAAAAAAGGGTGGGTGTTTCCACCCACCCTTAGGAGAATCCAACATACAAAGAAGTCTTAGAATTGCTTGATCACAAACACAGTTGCAACGTTAGCAGTATCTGCCTCTGCCGCAATAGCAATGATGGGCACTACATCTGTGTTTAGATAAACACTTGCACGACCAGCGGTAGACCCAACGCACAATGTGGAACCAGCAACAGTTGCTCCATCTACATTAGCAGAAACGTGGATACCAGCAACTGTTACGTCAACAGTTTCACCAGCGGCAGTCGCACCATTGAGGGCGAACCCAATAGCGCATTTATCTGTGGCAGTACCAGTATCGGCTTTGACAATGTAGATACCTTTATCGCCATCGCCTGTTTTGCTCAAGTCCAAAGAGACCAAGTCGTTAGCAGCAATCGCCTCAGCAGCAATAAATGTTTCGACTTGACGACGATTCATTGCTCCAACACCAACTGGAGTAGTTCCACCAGAAGGCAAGGCATTGTACTGAGAAGTTTCTAAGTATTGAATAATATTTTGTGTAGACATGATAAGCCTCCTTAAAATGTGTCGCCATCGAAAAGAACACCACAAGAACCAAGATGGTCTGCAATCAATTGCATTTTAACATACAATTGGGCTGCACGTGCAGTAGTTCCAGAAATGTGCTCGAAAGGTGAAACAGCGAAGTCAGCATCTTTGTGCATGCACAACTTAACACCATCGAAGTTAAGGAAGTAGCCAGACAATGGAGCAGTTTTACCAGCACCACCGTTCAACGATGCAGAAACATAGTCAAAACCAAGTTCAAGGTCTTGTTCAACAACAGCACCACCAAAAGCAAGTTGCATACGTCCACCATCAAGAGTTTTCTCATTGATGAATCGCTCTTGTGCAAACAAAGCACGACGATAGTTAGCCATTGCAGCCTCAGACAACAATACACATTGAATCTCACCCATGTGAGTTACAGTGTTTGCTTGGATAGCCATTTGTTGCATGCCAAGAATACCGTTTGTACCGAAAGCAGCACCAATGTCAGACACTTGGTTTAACCAACCGTTTACTGGATAAGCAGTCTTAGATACACCACCAACACTGTTGGCTTGAGTAGCCTTAGTTTCTGCTTCCAAGAATCCACCAGCAACATTACCGTTCAAAGTGTTTACGGTAGTCAAGATGGTAGAGTTACCACGCAACAACTGCTTGTTGAGTTCACGTCGCAACATACCCATTACAGAACGCATACGTGCCTCGACAATCTTAACGATAGCCTTCTCGCCTTTGTTCTCAAGTTCTTCCTTCTTGGTGATTACGATAGGAGCAGTGAAGTCAGCCCATTCGTAAACTGCTGGTTGCAACACGTCTTTAACTGCCAAGTTGACAGCCTCATAACCAGTAGGAAGGTTTGTGATTTGTGAATGTTCAGCGATAGAGAGAGGACGTTGGATTTTGATACCACCATCTTCGTATTCAATACCGTTGAATCGCTTTGCGTTATCTAAGAACGCGACTTTTTGAAAGAGTTCGTCAACTTCACCATCTCGAATGGAGTACAAGGTTGACGACAATAGATCATTAGAAATAGCCATTGTATTACCTGTGTTTAAGTTTAAGTATTTGAAGTTTGCTCAAACCGTATTCCATTGGAATGGTTGTTGTCCGAGTGCTCAGAGAGTTCTTTCAACATAAGCAGTGTAAATTTTAATTCTTGTATTGTCAAGTCCTATGCCATAAGACCTTGTTTCCATTGTTGCAACAACGCATACAGCATATTGCCTGGGCACTCGGTAGCACCGAAGTCCCTGTGACCATATACGTTACGTCTGTCAAGGTTATATTCTTCCATCAATAGTTTCAACTTTGCCCACAAGGATTCTAGTTGCAACTTGTTTGGTGGTTCCTGTGATGTATTGCCAGTCACACAGATTCCAATACTACCCTTGTTGTGACCTTTACAGTGTGCGCCTGTCTTGTTGATATGGCGACCAGTCTCTACTGTACCATCGCCCAAGATAATAAAGTGGTATCCGATGTCAGACCATCCATTGCCATTGACATGCCAATCTCGAATCTGCTCTACCGTAGTGTTCTTCGATGATGCAGTGTGGTGAATAATAATCTTATTGACGTTGCGCTTACCTTTGGGCATGAGGACCTACTTCTTAGAGTTAAGGGATTTATGATATTGGTATGCCTCCCAAGCATCTCGAAACTTGGGTGTACCAGATGGGGTTACAGACTTGCCACTACTTGTTTTACGAAGTGTCTCTCGTCTTTGGGATTTTTGATTCGCAATTTGCTCACGTTCTGCCTTGAGTTTCTGTGCATCCACCTTGGCCTTTACAATGTAGAAGGCATCCTCAAGTTTGAGTTCGGGTCGCTCTTGGAGCATTTGTGCCACAGGAAGGCGATAGGCATCGTCCATCAGTTCTGGATTCTCAGTCTTAAACGATTCAAGTTGCATACGTCTTTGCTTTATCTGTATTTCTTCCTGTGCCGGTTTCATCATTTCTTTGAGCATCTGTGCTGCTTGACGTTTGATTTCGGCTTGCATACCTTCCGGTGTATACAGGTCGTATTCCTGCTCGTTGGCTAACTCTTGTTCTGCTCTGGCAAGGAAGGGATTATTGACTGACATGTCTTGTTGGCGCATGAGTTCTGCTCGTTCTGCCTCAAGTGCTTTTCGCATTTCTGCCAACTCTTGGGTCTTACGAGTATAACTAGACCGTATGTTTGCGACATGCTTTCTAACGTCCTCTGGGATGTGTCCCATCCACTCATGCAATGGTTTCATGCCCTTGTGGTTGGCATCCTCTGTAAATTCTTCGTAGTCATCCTCATTAAGTCCCAACAGTTCCTCAATGGTCATCAGTTCTTCTTCAGCAACAGCACCACTATCATCACTAACATCTGTGTCAGTTTCAACATCTTCAGCAGTTTCTACAGTGGTATCTTCAACAGTCTCCGAACCGGAGGTAGTGTTATTCATCGTCATTTCCTTTTTTGAATGGTTTTTGTACGTTTCTTCTTGGCAGTCTTTTCAGACTTCTTAAAATCAGCAGCAGTAGGAGCACCCTTGCTCCCTTTCTTTCTCATGGTTTCACCACTACCAGCCTTGATGCGCTTGCGCTTGGCATGGATGTTGGCATACAGTCCTTTCTTAGGTGGCATTATTCTCTCTTATGATAAGTCCTTTATATTGAATTAGAGGCTCGATGTTGTAGCAATACCAATCTATGGCAGTTTCATAGTTCCAGTTATTGTTAGACATTAGAACATCAATAAGCAAATCAAAGTCATATTCTACAGTATCCTCTGTCTCTAAAATAATTGCACTTGTAAAATGTTCTCTTGGTTCTAAGTAGATCACATTCTCTCCATGAACAAGGCATCCATATCTTCTTCACCCATAGGACCTTGTTCCATACCTTCAGCCTCACCCTCTGCCATCGCCATTTCTTCACCTTCCGGTTCTTCGTTTGGCATGGTTTGAAGGTATCGCTTGAACCCTTTGTCGGCAGCAAGTTTATTTATTTTACCAGCAAGCACCTGTACGTTGCCATCACCAGTAATCTCGTCAAAGTCAAAACCAAACTCGTCATCGACAATACCTTGTCCAATGGCATCTTCTGTGGCACCTTGGAACATAGCCAACACACGCACAAAGTCTGTAGGGAACTCTGTCACGTCACCCTCAAACATTGGATAGTCTGGTGTTTGATCAAACATCGGCAACAAACGATTCGTGGCTTTTACCAAGTTATTCAATGCCTTAGCACTAAACCGACCCTTGGGTGCCATCTCAGCAAAGTCACCTTCTTCTTCGCTTTCTGCTTGTTCAATCTCAATCTCGATGCCCATTCCTGGTTCACCCATCATATCTTCTTTTCTCATTTCGCACCCCATGTGTCGTCTAGTTTTCCACTGACTGCATCTTTGGCAGTAAACGCCTCCACTACAGCCTCCTCTTTTGTTTTACCACTTTTCAAAGCACTTGTGTAGGTTTCGATGTTTTTATCTTGTTCGGCTACACGTCTTTTCTGTGTCTCTACTGCTGTGTCCCAACGGTCTTTCGGAAGGTCAGCCTCACACACAAACCCTCTACTCTCCATTATTTTCTTCTCTTTCTGTGGGCTAGAGACATGCGTTCCAAGTGCCTTCGAGAAGTAACCATCGGCACCATACTTGCCAGTTGTATTCCAACTACCATGTTTGGGTGGCGCATACATTACACGGTACAAGTCACCACCACACCCCTGTTCATACGTATCTGCACCACAAACCTGTGGAAAGTTGTCGTTTTCAAAGTCCTCAAACATAATCAGTTCTTCATGCTCTCTTGAACATACTTGGCAACGGTAGGTATACAATGGCATCGTTATCTCTGTTGGTTAAGCATTTGTGCTAGTTGTTGTGCTGGTAGTTCACCCTGTGCGCCAACATCACCGGCAGTAGTCGCCATTTCACCCTGTCCTTGTGGTAGTGCTGTTGGTGGTGCCATAGGTTGTTCTATTTCTTCATTGAAGGATTCGGGCAAGTCGTAGATGCGTATCAGTTCCTCTTTTATCTTTTGTGGCTGTACACCCAACTGAGTAAGCACAGGCAACAACTGTACAAGGTTACTACGTTTCAATGCCTCAGATAGTGGAGTACTACTTTGGTCCAATGCCACAATCTTAAACTTGGCATCCAAATCCTCTGGTGTGATCACCTTCGGTAAACCATCTACCTCAATCACTGCTTGCTCTTTGTCCTCTGCTAGCAACGACACAATACGTAAGTATGTCTTGGCAATCAGTTCGATGGCATTGTCTCTCTCTCGTGCCAACTTACCAATCTCCGAGGCACTGT